TCAGCCGAGCTGCGCGACGACGGGCGTGTGGTCGGACGGCTGCTCCCACGTGCGCGGCACGCGGTCGACGGTGCAGCTCGTGCAGGTTTCGGCGAGCGCCGGCGACAGCAGGATGTGATCGATCCGCAGCCCGGCGTTGCGGCGGAACGCGAGCATCCGGTAATCCCACCACGTGAAGGTCTTCTCGGGTTGCTCGAAGCGTCGGAACGCGTCGACGAAGCCGAGCGCGACGAGCTGCGCGAAATGCGCGCGCTCCTGCGGCGACACCAGATTCTGGCCTTCCCATTTCGCCGGATCGTGCACGTCGCGATCTTCGGGCGCGATGTTGTAGTCGCCGAGCAGCGCGAGCTTCGGGTAGCGTTGCAGCTCGTCCTTCAGCCATGCCTGCAGCGCGTCGAGCCATTGCATCTTGTAGACGAACTTGTCCGAGTCGAGCGCCTGGCCGTTCGGGAAGTACGCGGACACGATCCGCACGCCGTCGATCGTCGCGGCGATCAGGCGCTGCTGCGCGTCCTCGAAGCCGGGGATGTTGCGAACGATATCCGTCTCGTCGAACGGCAGGCTCGCGCGCGCGAGGATCGCGACGCCGTTGTAGGTTTTCTGGCCCGCGAACCAGCTGCGGTAGCCGGCCGCTTCGAGCGCTTCGCGCGGAAACTTCTCGTCGGGGATCTTGAGCTCCTGAAGGCACAGCACGTCGACGTCGCTCTGCGCGAGCCAGTCGAGCACGTGCTGCTTGCGCACGTTCAGGGAGTTGACGTTCCAGGTGGCAATCTTCATTAAATCCTCTTCGCCTTATCCCGCTTGAGTTTGCGGGAGATGGGTAGCTGAAAAACGGTTTTGACTACCCATCTAGCTACCCGATTCAATTTGTGTTGTTCGGGCGCGACACAAGCGCCGCCAAACTGTCGGACGTGATGCCGCTCGAACGCTTGCCGATCTTCACGAGCGTGAGCTTGCCGTCGCGCACCAGATTGTAGACGGTGGCCCGGCAGACGCCGAGCATCTTCGAAACCTCGGCGACGCGGTACAGCTTCACGGGCGCCGGCGCGGCCGGCGGGGATTGGAAGGGCGTGTGCATGGTGGTTGCTCCTGATCTGCGCGTCAGCGGCCCGCGCGGCGTTTCATGGCGTCGAGCAGGATGTCCTGCACGGCGCGCTTCGTTTCGCGGCGCTCCATGACGTCTTCGTCGACGGTGTCGCGCGCGATGATCGGGTGGATGAAAACCGGACGGCGGCGGCCGGCCTGCATCTGGCGCACCGCGCCGATGCGCTCGATGATCTGTAGGTATTCCTCGAGGTTCCACCAGTTGCCAAAGAACGTGATGATGTTCGAGTGCTCCTGCAGCCCGTCGACGCCGTGGCCGAGACTGGCGGGGTGCGCAAGCCATAGCCGCCCCTTGCCTTGCTTCGCGGCCCGTAGCGCGTCGTCGTTGCTCAGGTCGAGCGCGCCGGGAAACGCCTTCATGACGCGGGCGAGATCCGACTTGAAATGGTAGGCAACGAGCACCGGCATGCCGGCAGCTTCCTCGACAATTTCATCGAGCGCCTGCAGCTTTACGTCGTGCACCTCGTGCCACGGCGCAGTGTCAGTGCCGTCGTCCTCCTGCTTATAGACGGCGCCGTTCGCGAGCTGCAGACACTTCATCGTCTTGCTCGCGGTGTTCACGGCCTCGATCGGGCTGTTGCCGATCTCCATGAACATGTGGCGTTCCATGTCGCGGTACAGCCGCCGCGCGGCCGCTGGCAGCTCAACGTAGACCGGACGCATGATCGGCGCTTCGAGATCGAACCAGTCGGCCGGGTCGAGTGAGATCGTACAGTCGGCGAGCGCTTCCTGAATCTGCTGCTGCGCGTGCGGCAGTGGGCGCGTCTGGTGGTATCCGTTGCCGCCGGGCACCGACTGGAACCAGCGTTCCTCGAACGCCGAATAGCTGCGCCCGAGCCGCTGGCCGCCGTCGACGAACCACTGCTGCCCCCACAGATCCTGCAGCCCGTTCGGCGACGGCGTGCCGGTGAGGTTCACCCACCGGTGCACCTTCGTGTGCGCGACTTCGGCGAGCGCGCGGCCGCGCACACTGCCGCCGGACTTCTTCACGAACTCCTTGTCCTTTTTGCTTTTCTGGTTCGATACGCGCGTCGATTTGAGCTTCGTCGACTCATCAGCGATCACCGTGCCGAACGGCCACGGGCGCGGGTTGTGCTTGAACCAGTCGATCAGCCAGGGCAGGTTTTCGTAGTTGATCGAGAACACGGACGCGTCGCGGCGCAACTGCATCGCGCGGCGTGTAGGGTCGCCGAGGATCGGCACGACTTCCATACCGGACAGATGCTCCCACTTGCCGCATTCTTCCGGCCAGGTGAATTTCGCAACACGCGTCGGCGCGACGACGAGCGCCGGCATCGTCTCGATCCCGAAGTGGTAGAGCGATTCGAGCGCCGTGAGCGTGCTGACCGTCTTACCGAGGCCCATGCCGGCCCACACGTTCGAGCGCGGAATCTCGAGCTGATGCTCGATGATGAGCCCCTGGTATTCCCACGGGGTGAAGGTGCGGCGCGCGGTCATGAGCGGCGCTCCGTCGTGACGTGCAGCACGCAGCGGAAGTACAACGCGAGCGCACCGTCGAGCGTCGTGTCGAAAGCGGTGATGCCGCGGCGATCGGTCACGTACCAGAAGTCCGTGCCGAGCGGCCGCGCGCGCGGCTTGATCGTCTGCATCACGTGCCGTACCCCGCCGCGCAAAACTCGACGGCGGTCAGGCCGTAGTAGAGACGGAAGTGGCCGATGCCGAGCGCGCCGGCGAGGCAGAGCGTCATGACGAACGTGCCGACGCAGGCGAGAGCGTAGATCGTGGCCTTCATGCTGCGTCTCCGTCTGCCGGCGCTGCCGCTGCATCTGCGGAGGTCCACGTGTCGTCTTTACCTTGTGTCTCGATCGATGCGACGCCGTTCGTCGGCACGTCGGCCGGCCTCCATACCGTGCCGCACGCGTGGCAAAGGTGTGAGCGGTGGGGCGGGTTCGTCCATTGCACGTCGTCTCGGACACCATTGCCGGTATCGATGTCGCCGACCTCCGGCCCATCGACGTGCTGAACGCCGCACTTCGGGCAGAACAGCAGCATGTCAATCGGCACCCCTCCCGCCACATCAGTGCGAGGGGCGCGGGTGGTACGTTCGAGAATTGCCGCCAGTTCAGCGCCCTTCGATTTTTCGATGTCACGCCCGCGATAACCGGGCGCACTGTCTCCGCTCACCGCGCCGTTGCGCCGAGCATCGTTATAGCCCGTATCGTAGGCATCACGGACGTTATCCTTGATCCAGCGAAGTTGCAGCGGGCTGATTGAGAACGCCGCCCGCTCGTCCGCCCCCGCCGCATTGGGCGACGAGGCGCGGGCCGTGCGCAGCCACGACAGCGGCAAGCCCGGTTCCGTGATCGCATCGAGAACCATCCCTACGCCTTGCAGCGCATCGCGGCATTCTTCAACGTCGCGTTGGTGGTCCGTCAGCGCATCAGCGCGACGTGCGCCGACGGCCTGACGCACGAACGCGTCGACGGCTTCGCGGCTGTCGATCACGCGCACGTCGCAGCCGAGCGCGCGCAGGCGCTCGTGCTCGCGCACCTGGCCGCGCGTCGGCTTGCCGCCGGGGCGCTTGAGCTCGACGAAGTAGATGCGCGCCGGCGGGAAGATGACGATGCGGTCGGGCACGCTCACGCGTGCCGGGCTGCTAAATTTGTAGGCGTCGCCGCCCGCTGCACGGACACGGTCGACGAGGTAGGTTTCGATGGTTTTTTCGAGCACTGCCGTTCTCCGTTCGTGTTAGGTGTTGCTGTACAATACACCTAACACGAACGTACAGCAATGCCTAACAAAGGTTATTTTCGTGCGCCCTCAATCCTTCTTGTAGCGGTATGCGGAGAAGCCGGCCGCCGCGAGCGGCATGCCTTCGGCCCACGCCGGCGGGGTCGCGATCAGGCGCGACAGCTCGTCGGCCGAGTAGTCGCCGGTGTCAGGCGCTTCTGTAATCAGTTCGTCGTGGATCGACAGCACGATGTCGTAACCGGCGGCCTCGACAGCGGGCGCGTTGTAGAACAGCACGTCGCGCGCGACGGCCTGGCACAGGTTCTCGAAGATCTTGCCGCCGTACGTCTTCGTGCGCTGCCACTTCCGGGTGTACTGGTTCACGCCCATGTAGCTGATCTCGCCGTCGTCGCTCACGCGCGGCGCGAGGTAGCAGAGCTGGCGCTTGCTCGGCAGCTGCACGCGCAGCCACTCGCCGTCGCGCCGCAGGATCACGCGCCGCGCGTGCACGGTCTTGCCCGGCGAGCTGATCGCGAGGATCGCCGCGTCACGCAGCTCGCTCCAATAGCTCGAGGTCTGCGGGTGCGCGGCGCGCCACGCGCGCTTGAGGATGTCGCAGGCTATGAACACGTCCTGCGGCAGGCCGAGCGTGCGCCGCTTCTTCACAGCCCAATCCCACATGCCGCGCGCGCCGCGCACGATCTCGGGATCGACGGTGTCGAGCGCCGCAAACACGGCTGCGCGGATGTCGTTGAGTTCCATTTTGTAGGTCATGGTGAACGTAACGAACGCGCCGACGCCGCCCTCGTACGCGAGCGCGAGCTCCTGCACCTTGCCGAGCTGACGGCGCTCCTTCGTCACCTCGGCGATGTCGACACCGAACGAGCGCGCGTACGCGAGCTTGTACAGGTCGGGTCCGGTGCCGGCGTCGTAGTCGCGGAACGCCTGCAGTTTCCACTTCTCGCCGGCGAGCCACGCCGCGTCGCGCCCCTCGATGTTCGACAGGTCGGACACGTACAGGCGCTTGCCGTTCGGCGCGATGATCGTGCCGCGCACGACGTTCGCCGTCAGGCCGATGACGTTCTCGAACACCAGGTCAGCACAGCCGGATTTCAACGCCTCGATGCCGAGCTCGGTGTAACGCTCGGCGTCGCCATCTGAGAACTTCGCGACACCGAGCTCGCGCGCCATCAGGCCGACGTCCGGGCGCGGCATGTTGCCAGGCTGGAACAGGCGGTGCGCGACGCGGCCGGTGCGCTGCGCGCCGCAAAACTGCATCAGCCCGCGCAGGCGGCCGTCGGCCGACACGCCGCGCAGCAGCGTTTTGTACTTCGATGAGCTCGTCATCGTCGCTTCGAGCCGGATCGCGAGCAGCTCGCGCAGCGCGTCCGGCAGGTCCGGATCGTTGATGCGGCGTTCGAGCGTCGACTTCTTCATGTCCGGCAGATCGATGTCGTACTCGGCGAGTAGGTGCGCGAGCAGCTTGTCGCGCTGCGTGGCCTTCTCGACTTCGCCGTCGGTCAGCTCGACCGTGCGCGCGGCGAGATCCTTCTGCGCGCGGTCGATCGCGCGCACCGCGGCCTCGGCCAGCTCGACATCCATCTGCATGCCTCGCATGTTGATGCGTTGGTCCTGGTGCCAGAGCGCGAGCTCGGCCGCGTTGTTCGGGTAGTTCCAGCGTGGCATCGCCTTGTGCACGGCGCGCATCGCGGTGATGTCGGTGCCCGCGTACGCGAGAAACTTCGCCCACTGCTCGGGGTGTGTCTCGCGCGTGGCGCGGCGCAGTTCGCTGTATGCGGGCCGCGGCTTGCAGAACAACTGGATCAGCTGCGCGCCTTCCTTGTCCTTCGCCTGATCCATCGGGATGTTGAAGATCTCGCAGAGCAAGGCGAGCTTGCCGGGCAGCCCGTGCGCGTACGCCTGCACCATCGTGTCGCGCCACTTGTGCTCGGGCATGCGCGCGTAGATCTCGGGCGCCGCGTGCGACAGCACGACGCGATCGAATTGACCACCGTTCTGCCACCAGTATTCGTCAGCCGCATCGATCGCCGCGTCGAGCTCGGCCGGCATTGGTGCACCGGTAGTTATGTCCCACGTGCCGACCGGCCCGTCATCGATGGCCCATGCCCAGATCATGATCTCGACTGATTCAGAATAGCGGTGCGTACCGTGGTTTAGCGGCGTAGGCGAAAACGTCTCGAGATCACACCAAAGTTTCATTTAGACACCCACCGTTTGCCGGAGACAATCATTCCCACTGCGCGCCGCGATACGCCATAGAGAGCTGCGATTCGTGCGTGCGATGCGCCATTCTTTACCTGGCCGCGGATCTCCGCGACAAGGGCCCAGGTCAGTTTCGCTTGGCCGTTTGCATCGCCTGCGTTCACTGATTTGCCGCCGAGCAACCCGCACGCTGCTGCCCGCTGCATGTTCTCGTGGTGTGTAACCCAAACGAGATTCCCTTTGGTGTTGTTGGTTTTGTCCGTGTCATCGTGATCAACTTCCGGCAACGCTCGTGGATTCGGGACGAACATCGTCGCCACGAGCCGATGAACGAATCGCGTGCGCTGCTTGCCGCCACCGCACAATTTCACCTGCAAATAACCATCGCGGTGTGGAAACGGTTTGAGCACCCGCCCGGTTACCTGGTTGCGCACACGCCCCATATCGCTGACTTGATACCGGCCTTCAAAACCGGCGACGTCGCGCCACGTCTCGGGCGCCGTATTCGTGTCAGACATATTGGCCCTATACAGGCGATAGGCTGTATCGGTGAAATACAGCCTGTGGGTTGTTAGAAAAGGGCGATCTGCTCGAACGGCATATCCGGCCACGTGTGCCAGGCTTTCACCGCGTTCTCGCGCCAGTGCGTGACGCGCATGTTCCAGTGCACGTGCAGCCCACACACCAGCTTCCCGTCGAGCGGCACGATGTGATCGACGGTGTGCTGCTCGCCGGTTTCGCGCGTGCGCGCCTTGGCCGCCGCATACAGCGCGCGGATAGCCGCGAGGTTCGCCCACGGCGGTGTCGCGCGGCGCTCGCGTGCGCGCCGGCGAGCGCCGTGCAGCCGACTCGTGCACAGGATCGGCGCGCGGCGCTTCACGGGCATGAACAGCGGGCCGGCGTGATGGCCGCCGCGCAGGTCAAGCGGCATCTGCTGTATCGGGTTCATAGTTCGGGTCCAGATAGTCGGGGTCGCCCGGCTTGCGTTCTTCGCCGTTGCGCCGGTAGAAGCAGCCGACCGTGCCGCGGCGATGCTTCGTGCACTCGTAGCGACCGGTCGAGCCTGTCCAGATGAACGCGCCGCACTGGCACTCGGTCGCGCCGTGCTCGCGCGCGAAGTTCTTGATCTCGCGAAACCTCGTTCCGCCGCAGCCGGCGCACTTCCACCCGCGCGCGTACTCGTCGGGGTGCTTCGGCAGCGTGAAGCGCCGTTTGCACTTCTCCCGACTGCAGCGGATGTGCACGCGCCGACGCGGCAGGATGAGGCTCATTTCGTAACTGAGTTGGTATCTTCAAGTTTGACCTGCCAACCCAGCGTTCGAGCTTGATCTGCTTGAACCGACGTTGCATTCGCCCATTCATGCGCGTCCCCCGGGCGGATTTGCCAATTACCGCTCTTCAGCAACCCGTGCCGTTCGACATATTCCGCAAGCGCCTCTTTTATGATCCGCGCCATAGGCACACCGCTACGCACAGCACAGGCATGAAGGCGGCTACGTGTTGCGGCATCCATAGAAATGTTGGTTGCGACACTGTTCGACTTCTCACTGATCGCCGCACTCTCGGGAACCACCCGGTAACCGTCCGGATCAGCTAACCACCGATGGATTTCACGGTTCGGCCAAGCGACCGAATAGCTACCGAGCTTGACCCGTTTCGGAAAACGTCCGGCGCGTTCGCGGTTTCTAACGGTGTTAAAACTCAGTGGCACAAGCCATTTCAGATCATCCCATCGCGTGTAGCCGTCGAGTGGGAGGGCGCCTGTCATATCTTTCACGTCAATCTCCTTATAAGTAGTACGAATGTCCGGCGTCCCAATCTTTCCGCTGTCTGATTTCAGCGCTCGCGGTTTGCGCATGCCGTCGCCGTGCGGCTGACCTGCGGGCGACGACGGGTAGCGAGAAAGGGTGGTGTGCCGTGGCGCCGGCCACGGCTGGAGACGAGCGCCCCGCGTTATTCCAGTGCACCGCTGGCGGGCAGTTCATCCAGCGCCGTGCAACCCACACAGTCGTAAAACTCGTACTTCGAACGCAGCCGCCCGAGTCGTGCCTTCGATCGAAACATGGCCGCGAGATCTTGAGCTGACGGGGTGTACGTGATCGTGCAGTGGCGCTCGTCGTTCAGGTATGCGTCAGTCATGAACGTGGCGTTCGGCGACACGAAGCATTGCGACAGGCCGAAGTCGTACTTGTGCACATCGTCGACCGGGTCGTCGTCGATGAGGATGATCTGCAGTGGAACACCGAACGGTGTTGCCGGGATCTCGCAGAAGTCGACGAGCGGGCCGTACTCGGCGGGGGTCTCGCGGAACGTCTGCGTACCGGACACGCCGAGTGCATCGGCGATACGTGCGCAGGCGCCCGCGAATAGATCGCTTGCCGACTCGATGTCGCCGTCGGTATGGCGAGCGAGGCTCACGAACATGTCGATGTCCTTCACCGGGCGCATATTCAGCGTGTCGCGCACGGCACCGCCGGCGATGATAAGGTCGTTGACGCCGAACGCCTCGCGGCCGGTTTGCACGAGCTTGCGCAATGCTTCGATGGTGATGGGTTGCATGTGCTGTCTCCGGAACGGGTAGGGTTAGCCGGGCGCTAGGTCCGGCGCTGCAATCAGCCGAGCTCGTCCTCGGTGTCCGCCGGCGCGACGGCGTCGAAATCACCGTCATCAGCGCGCCGCGCGCCACTGAAGCTGTCGCCGTCGCCAGCGAACTGCACACCCAACAGCGACGCGCGGATGCCCGGATAGTTCTTCGTCTGCGCGTAGATGTCGATCGTCGCGTTGACGTAGCAGCCAGCGTAGATCCGGCCTTCCTTGCCCGGCAGCCATTCGCCGGTCGACTGGTCGATCAGGCGTGCAGCCTTGCCCGTCGCCGGATCCGCGTACAAGTCGAGCAGCAACGGACGGCCGTCGTCCTGCTTGCGGTGCGCGCCGACGTACATCATGTCTTCGAAGCCTTCGTAATCCGGCTTCGTGTTGCCGTCGAGGTAGCAGAACTTGTTCGAGTTGCCGCGGAAGCCAGCCAGCATCGCTTCCGCTCTCTTGCCCCAGGCTTCGGTGGCTGCTTCGTTGATCGCGTCGTTCATCTTCTTGTCGTTGTCGCTGCCCGGCTCGATGAGGAACGTCGCGCCGTAGCGGAACGCCCCCTGACCGTCGAATTGCGCGGCTTGACGCAGGTTGTCGATGAACGCGATACGGACGTTGGTGAGCTTGACTTTCATGGGTGGTGCTCCTTCGGTGGGATGTGATTACGCGAGATCGCTACCGTCGTCGGCGGGCGCGACTTCGAAGTCGTTTTCGGGCGGTTGGATTTCGAGGGCGGGGCGCGGATCGGAATCCGGCGCGACCGACGGGCGGCCGTCGCGCTGCACGATGAGCGCCTCGACCTTTTTCCAGCGGCGGGGCGACTCTTTCGACAGCAGCTTGTCGGCCTGTGTGGGGCTGATGAGCTTGAAGTTGTACATCTGGTCCTGCTTTAGGCGCATCGACTTCAGCAGCGCTTCAGCGGCTTCCGGGTCGTCCCACTGGCGCGCGCCGCGGCGGCCGGCAACCAGCTTCACGCCGGGCACCGCGCGGGCCTGCAGCAGCTCGTGCTCGATGCGTCCGCGCACTGCCTTCGCCCACGAGTCGATCAGATCGAGCGATGCGTAGATCAGGCCGAGGCGTTCGTTGTCGAGCATCTCGACGCCGGTCAGATAGCCGTCGTTGCCCGGCTGCGCAGCAACGTCCGCGAGCACTTCGAAGTCGTGGCCGATCGTCTGCTCGACGTGCGCGGCGAGCGCAGGGCATACGGCCTTGGCCTTGCAGAACTTGCACTGCTTCTCGCCCGGGTTGAAGTCGCTCGGGCTTAGCGGCGCGAGATCGACGCTGTCGACGTACAGCAGCGCGAGCTCGGCCGCCGGCTTCGCGGTTTCCGAGATCCACGCGTGCAGCTCGGCTGGCGTGATCGCCCACTCACTCGGCTTCTCGTTCACGCGTGGCTGGTGGATCACAATGTTGATGCGATCGAAGTCGTAGAACGCACTGTGTTCCTCGTGCGCCGCGTCGGCGTAGATCATGGCCTGATAGTTGCGCTCGGCCTGCACCGCGACGCCGCGCCCGTATTTCAGGTCGCGCACTTCGATTTCGGCGCGGCCGTCCGGCCACACGGCGATGATCACGCAGTCGCTCGTGCCCTTCGCGCCGCGCTCGCCGGTGATGTGCTCGATCGACAGCCGTTGCTCGACGAGCAGCGTCACCTCGGCGCCGGCCATTTGCAGCGCGACAACACGATCGCATACGGCGTCGACGTACATCTGCACGTAGCCGGCCATTTCCTCGTCGACTTCGAACGTGCGGCGCGGCTCGGTGATCAGCTCGCCGGATTCCTCGTCGCGCCGCGTCACCGTGCCGACGGGGATCACCGTTCCGATGTACGAATCGGCTGAACGATCTTCGGTGAGGCACCACTTCGCGAGCTCGTGCGCGGCCGTGCCTTCATCCGCGTACTCGCTCGACTCGTCCGGCTGACCGATCTGCGCGGCGGTGGACGCGGCGCATTCGATCCAGGTATAGGCCGACGAGGGGGACAGGAGCGCGTGCTCCTGATCCTCGACGACGGCCGCGATGGCGGTCTGGTTCATTCCGACACCTTCGATTCGAGTTCTTCAATACGCTCGGCGAGATCCATCAGGAGTTCGTCACGCGTGATGTTCGGTTCGTTGCCGTGGCCGGCGGGGCATCGCTGTACGCCTTCGATCACTTCACGCGCCGTCGCTTTAGCAAGCCCGTGCTCGCAGCCCTGATGCCGGCAGTAGCTCCATTCCCATCCCATGATCAGGACTCCGGTTGTTCGGAATCGCGCGGGTCGAGCTCGCCGGCCAGCACGCGCAGGCCGTACGCGAATACTTCCGGATACTGGTCTGCGCTCAGCCCCTTCTTGCCGGGCTTCTCGCTGACGGCATTCGCGCCGAAGCGAGCGAGCACGGCCTCGGCGATCGCGCGGCCGTCGCCCGGGATCTTCTGGTTGATGCCGAACACGATCAGCCGCTTGACGTTCTCTGCCGTCGGCTCGGCGTCTTTCAGCTCGGCGTAGATCTCAGCCGTCTTGTCAGCCCACGGCTTGAGCTCGCCGCTCGGCGGCACGTCGCTGGATTTCCCGGGAGTCGGTGCAGACGTCGCGCCAGACGGCTTCGATTCGGTCGTCGCAGCAGCGCCGGCATTGGCATCGGTTGCCGCATCCTGCTTTTTTGCAGCCGCCAATGCCGCAGCGGTGCGCGATTGTTCCTGCGATGCGGCGCGGGCGTCCTCCGCCGACGCGTGCTGACCGCCCGGCGGGTTGGCGCGGCGATTGGCTTCGTCGGCTGCTTTTTGCGCGGCGACGACTGCCTGCACACCGGGCGCGGAGTGGAGCGCGGCGCTTGCCTGCGCGGTTTGCAGGGCGCCGGACGCGATCAGCGCAGCGGTCAGTTCCTTGATCGCCGCAGTATTGGCTTCGATTGCAGCTTCGAGAGACATGTAAAGCACTCCTTAACAGTTGGCGGCTCGCGGAGCCGCGGCGGAATTCGGATCTCGTCAGTGCGCGCGTTACGCGCAGACACCGGGCCGTGTGTTTCTGCTTCCTCCCGGCGTTTCGATCTTTCAGTTCAGCACCAGACGACGTGCTTCCAGTCGACCGTGCGCCGGATTTGCCAGTGACGCTGCAGCGCGGGGCGCTCCATGTCAGGGCAGACGACTTCGAGATAGCCGCCGGCGAGCGGCACGATCTCGGTGTGCAGGCGGTGGAATGTCACGTCTTTCTCCTGTAGCGGAAGCGGTTGTTAGGCGGCTGCCACGACACGGCGCCAGTGTTCGGCCGCTTCGATCATTGATTTGCCAAGCGCTTCGGCTTCATCCGCGTTCAGCCACATGCCAAGCGGACCTACGTTGATCGAGACAGCGAACGTCTCGAAATGCTCGCGGTCGCTCTTGACCATGAATGTCGCGTTCCGGCTTACGAACTTCGCCTTGAATACGGGCAGGGGTTTCCGCAGAGCAACCTCATCCGGTTGCTCGACGGTGGTTTCGATTGCGAGGCTCATGTGGGTGCTCCGATTAAGACTTGAGAGATTTCGGCGGTGTTCGCTTCGCGCACCTTGAACGCACGCCCCAGCCGATTCCACGGCGCGACAGCACGCTCGGCGTCCTCACGCGACTCGTAGCGATTGGCGTGGCAGAAGTACGGGCTGCCCGCGCCGACTTCGTACAGACCGTTGAAGTAGAACGGCTGGCCGGCAAAGTTGATTTCGTGCGCGATGAACATCGTCGTTCCCCTTCGTATGCGTTGGTCAGCAGCCGCGCCGCGCGTCGGCGACGCCAGGGGCGATGAGGTTCAGCGCCAGCCTGCGCAGTTCCGGCGATTTCGGATAGTCGCGGCGCAGTTCGATCAGGTCACGTGCGGTTTGGCTCATGATGCGTTGGTCAGTGAGCGCCGCGCTTGCCGCGTTCCATCGCGAGCAGGCAGACCACCGAAGTCAAGAAAACGCCGGTCAGCAGGCCGAGCACGAAATAGGTGGTGTGCAGCATGACAATCTCCGGTTCGGTCAGTGGTGTGTTAGGTGATGCTGTACACGAATCGTAGGCGACGCTGTACGCTAGTGTCAAGTGTTGCTGTACAGAAAGTGCGAAAAAATACCCGCTCGCGGCGGGTATCGGTTTGGCGGGGTGGGGCGCGCGCGTTACACGAGCGGGCGCCACTGGCCGGTGACGACGCCGATGATCTCGGTCATTTTGTCGAACGGAATATAGCGCGTCGGCCAGTTCGGATTGAGTGCGTGCAGCATCGGGCCTTCGCTTTCGTCGAGCAGCAACTGCTTGAACGTGGCTTTCTCGCGATCGCGGCGCGCGATGACCAGGCTGCGGTGTCGCGCGTCGTGTTCTGGGTTCACGCTGATGAAGTCGCCGTCGCGAAACGATAGATCGCCGCCCGGGTTGTACATGCTGTCGCCGACGACGCGCAGGACGAAGCCGTGCCGCCCGCTCGGGAACGGGCATGCGATCCAGTCTTCCGCGTCGCCCGGTTGAAAATTGTCCACGATCTCGCTCCAGTCGCCTGCCTGCACCCATGAAATCAGGGGCAGCTTTCCGACGGGCCATTCTGTAACGTTGCTTTCAACTTCGTCAACAAGCGCAGCGGGGCCGTTATCGTCCAGCAGGTATTCAACAGCGACGCCGAGCGCGGCCGCCAGTTCTACGAGGCGGGACACGTCCGGCTTCGAGCGACCGCTTTCCCATTCGGAGACGGACGCACGCGAGATCCCGAACACGTCGGCCAGCTGCTGCAGCGTCATGCCTTTCGCCTTGCGCAGTTCGCGGATGCGGGTGCCAATGTGTTGAGCTTCGGTCACGACAATCTCCTAACTTTCGGTTGACTGTACAGCGGCGCATAACTACCATGTACAGCATTACCTGACATCGAACGGGGGCAACGTGTCACTCATCAAGGACGCAGTAACCGAGGCCGGCGGTGCGACCGCGGTCGCGCGCGCGTTCGGACTCTCGCGAATCTCCATCTACGAGTGGATCGACAAGGGCCGCGTGCCCGAGCCGCGTGTGCTGCGCCTGGCCGCGCTGACGAACTGGAAGATCACGCCGCACCAACTGGCGCCGGCGCTGTACCCCAATCCGCATGACGGGCTGCCCGTCGAAAGTGTCAGGTAAAACCTAACACGGGCCGAACATTAACCGATAAATCAGGCACATACGGGAATACCCGTACTGCCTGTGTGGGTATTCGTCCATGCAAAACGCATCCGAATCAGCAAATTGGGTCGGCATCGCGAGCGCCCGCCGTCACACCATCTTCGCGCGGTTCTGCGCACATTTCCTATGAACAATGAGACTCTGGTCGCGGCGCTCGCGCCGATCGTTTCGCGCGTCGTCACTTCGCACTGCTGGATAAAGCGCGACGGGCCGCCGTCGCACATCCGCAAGCCGCTGACTGCCGAACGCCTCGCGCATCACGTGAACGGTGGCCCGGCCTACGGTGCGGCGCAGATCGAGCCGGGTGCGTCGACGACACGCATCGCGTGCCTGGACCTGGATTCGCACAAGGGCGAGACATCGTGGTACGACATGCAGGCCGCTGCGCTGCGCGTGATGGCCGCGCTCGAGGCGCGCGGCATGCGGCCGATCCCGTTCCGGTCGTCCGGTGGGGCGGGGCTTCACATTTACATGCTGTGGGAGGAGCCGCAAGACGCATACAGCGTGCGGTGCCTGCTGCGGGACGCGCTCGCTGCGTGCGAGCTGCGCGACGGTACGAAGGGTGTCGCCGCCGGGCAGGTCGAGGTATTCCCGAAGCAGAACAGCGTGCCGAGCGACGGTTTCGGCAACATGTTCGTGCTGCCGCTGGCCGGCAAGTCGGTGCCGCTCGATTCGTTCGAGCTCGACGACATGCCGAAGGCGTTCGCGGCTGAGATGGACTGGCCGACGAGCGCTGACGTGCCGCGCGTCGAGCGCGAAGAGATCGTGATGCCCGGTGCGGTCGACGTGCCGGTCGAGCTCGAAACGTTGAAGTCGGCGCTCGACATGATTCCGAACGCTGGTGACGACGAGCTCGACTATGAGGAATGGCGCAACGTCGTGTTCGCGATCCACCACGCGGCGCGCGGCAGCGATGACGGCCTCGCGCTCGCGCACGCGTTCTCGGCGCGGTCGAGCAAGTACAACCCGCAGTTCCTCGACGAGCGCGTGTGGCCGCACATCGGCAAGACGTCGAGCGACGAGCGCGCGCCGATCACCGGCCGCACGATCCTGCATCTGGCGCGCGCGCACGGCTGGCAGGAACCGATCGAAGACGACTTCGAGGTCGCCGCCCGCGTCGAGGCGATCGCCGTCGGCGCGCCGCGCGCTGCCGAGCCGGTGGTCGAAGCCCGAGACGACGCGCCGTTCGATGACGACGAGGTGCTTTTCGTGCAGTCGGATCCACCAGCTAAGCCGCCGCGCTCCGCGAAGAAGAAACGCGACGGCGGCGAGCCGCCGAAGGGCTACCGCGCGCGCACCGAGTTCGGCAACGCCGAGCGCATGCTCGACCGCTTCGGCGCGGGCCTGATGTACGTGCCCGAGCTCGAAGCCTGGTACGTGTGGACCGGCGTCTACTGGCGCCGCGCCGTGCAGGTCGAGCTCGAAAACATGGCGAAGGAGACGATACGCGCGCTGCCCGACGAGGTCGAGGATCTGCAGACGGCCGAGGAACGGATCGAGTTCTTCAAGTTCTGCGCCGCGTGCCAGAAAGCCGCGATGGTGTCGAACATGATCCGCCTGGCCGCGTCCGACCCGCGCGTCGTCGTGCCTGTTACCGAGCTCGACAAGCACACCCACCTGCTCGGCGTGGGGAACGGCGCCGTCGATCTGCGCACGGGCGCGCTGCTGCCGCCCGACAAGGAACACCGCATCACCGTCGTGACGCCGGTCAAATACGATCCGCGCGCCGCCGGGCCGCTGTTCGAGCAGACGGTGCGCGACGTGTTTTTCGATGACGACGAGCAGGTCGAGTTCTTCCAGCGCCTCATCGGCTACTCGTTGCTCGGCACACCGCGCGAGGATCTGCTCGTGATCCCGCACGGCACCGGCTCGAACGGTAAGTCGACGGTGCTCGGCAAGATCCGCGACGCGTTCGGTGCGCACGCGAAGTCGGCCAGTGCCGAGACGTTCTTGTCGGCCAGTGGCGGACAGGGCGCGGCGGCCGGCGCGGCGCGCGAGGATCTGCTGCGCCTGCGCGGCGCGCGCTTCGTCTACGTCGGCGAGCCGGACGAGGGCAGCGAACTGCGCGAGGGGCTGATCAAGGCCATGACGGGCGGCGATCCGATCCCGGCGCGCGGCCTCTGGGCGAAGACGACGATCGAGGTCGTGCCGACGTGGGTCGCATTCATGCCGACCAACCACAAGCCGATCGTGAAGGGGGATGACCATGCGATCTGGCGGCGGCTGATGCTCGTGCCGTTCACCCGGAATTTCGACGAAGACAAGACGATCAAGAAAGACCCGACGCGCGCCGAGCGGCTCGCGGCTGAGCTGCCCGGCGTGCTCGCCTGGTGCGTGCGCGGCGCGCTGGCCTACCAGCAGCACGGACTGCGGCCGACGTCGAGTGTCGCTGCGGCGCGCGATGCGTACAAGGCGGACATGGATCTGCTCGCCGACTGGATCGACGAGCGCTGTCGCGTGGGGCGTGATGCCGCATCGACGAACGAGGACTTGTGGCGATCCTGGCGCGCGTTCGCCGAGCAGCGGGGGGAACTGCGATTTATTGCCAATTCGCGCGCGCTGGCCCGTCGCATTGCTGCGCGCGGTTTTTTGCAGATTAAGAACACGTACGGGATTCGCGGGCGCGGATTTGCAGGAATTTGCGTGAACGATGACGTTGATTTTGAGGGTAGCGACCTTGCGTAAGTGAACGCGCAGAAATTTGCACGTTGTCTGTAGGTGCGGGGCCGAAGTTGGGACGATAGGGACGATAGTTTGGCTTTTTTCCCTATCTTTTTTATCGCTATATAGAGAACAAAAAGATAGGGAAAAAACGGGTTTTATCGTCCCTAACGTCCCAAACCGTAAAGTGCTGAAAATTACACGTTAAGTTGTACTTATTTACGAGTTTGACTTTACCGGAGCGATGAACAATGCTCCGGTCAACGATGAAGGAAGGGCAAACCATGACCCAAAGCGGAATTGATTGGCGCGAGGTGCTGTTTGACCTGCGGCGCCTCGGACTGATGCCGACCCACCTGGCGCGCGAGCTGAATGGCGCCGTGAGCGAAAAAGCGATTCGACGCTGGCTTGAGGAGGTCAGCGAGCCGACGCACGTTCGTGGCGAACTGCTGCTCGCACTCTGGTGCGAAAAGACGGGCAAGCGCCGCGAAGACGCGCCGCGCCGGCCGCTGTTGCTGCGCTCGAACCCTCTGGCGCGGGTGGTGCGCGCATGAGCAAGCTGACCGCAGAAGATCGCGAACGCTTCTGGTCCAAGGTTGATCGATCAGGAGGCGTGGAGGCTTGCTGGTTGTGGACCGGTGCAGCTGACGATAAAGGCTACGGCCGCTTTCACGTGGGCCCTAAGCGGAACGCGTCGCGGTTGGCGCATCGGATTGCGTATGCGATCTCCACTGGCGGCGAGCCCGCCGCCGTCTGCCACAGGTGCGATACGCCTGCTTGCTGCAACCCGAGGCATCTGTTTGGCGGTACCCGCGCCGATAACAACCGCGACATGATGCAGAAGGGTCGACATTGGTCGCAGATCGCACCGGGTGAATCGGTCAAAGGCGAATTCCATGGCAGTGCGCGATTGAACAACGATGCAGTAATGGTAATTCGTTGGTTATACGCTGGCGGTGGCATTTCGCAACGTGCGCTCGCAGCGTTTTTCGGTGTATCTCAGCGCACTATCGCAAAGATCATGTTGCGCACTGGATGGTCCCATGTCTAAAAAGCTCACTCAAAAGCAGAAACGGTTTGTTGACGAATATCTCATCGATCTTTGCGCGACTGCTGCCGCGCGCCGCGCGGGCTACAGTGAACGCAGCGCGGCTGCGATCGGCGATGAAAACCTGCGAAAACCTGCGATCCGCGCTGCAGTCGATGCCGCGATGAAAGAGCGCGGCGAGCGCACGCGCATGACGGCCGATCAGGTGCTGTTGCTCGCCGAGTCTATGCTGCTCGCCGACGTGAATCAGCTGATCTCGTACCAGCATCGGTGCTGCCGTCACTGCTGGGGCGTCGGCCACGCGTACCAGTGGAAGAACGAGCGCGAGCTCGCGCTGGCGATCAACAGCCATGCGCGCGCGATCGCGGCCGCGAAGAAAGCCAAGGTGCCGCCGGATGCGTGGCCCGCGCCGCCGGACGACTCGGGCGGCCTCGGCTTCGATCCGCGCCGTGATCCGCACCCCACGTGTCCTGAGTGCTTCGGCGAAGGCGTACAGCACGAGGTGATCGCGGACACGCGCAAGGTGTCGGCGGAGCTGCAGGCACTGTTCGCCGGCGTGAAGCGCACAAAAGACGGAATCGAACTCAAGACGCTGTCCAAGGACAAGATCCTCGAACTGATGTTCCGACATCACGGTCTGCTGAACGACAAGCTCGAAGTCTCGAAAGGTCCGAAGGTGCGCATTCGCGATTTGACCGGCCGAAAGAAGAGTTGAAATACTCACTAGCGATCTAAACCGAACCCGGATCGCCTTATCTGGCGGGGTTGTGCATGCCGCCGCATGTGAAAATGTCGCACAGCTACCCGAGTAGCTACCCATTTCGTCGGCGCAAGTAGGTCAACTAGGAGATTGCAATGTGGAAAGTGTGGGGTGTTTTGGCAGTAGCCGTCGCCCTGGTTGCCGGGTTGGTTGTGGCCGAGTATCGAGTGTGGCGTGAATGCCGAACCGATCACTCGTGGTTCTACTGCGTTCGGGTCATGGGCTGATGAGCGAAATCGAATTCCACTACAAGCCGCAGGGCGAGACGCTCGAACGCTACATCCTGTCCCGCGCGTCGCGCTCGTTCATCATGGGCCCGCTCGGCAGCGGCAAGACGAACGCCAGCTGCTGGAAGGCGTTCCGCATCATGTGCGAGCAGGAGCCCGACGCCGACGGCGTGCGGCGCTCGCGCGGCGCAGCCGTGCGGAACACCTACCCTGACCTGTTGTCGACGACCGCGAAGGACTGGCTCGACATGTTCGGCGACCTGGGCCGGTGGGTGGGTGGCGGCCTCGAACCGCCGACGCACTACCTGTCGTTCGAGCTCGAGGACGGGACGAGCGTCGAGGCCGAAATGGTCTTCATCGCGCTCGATCGCCCCGAGCACGAGCGCAAGCTGCGCGGCATGCAGCTCACGTTCGCGTGGCTGAACGAGGTGAAAGAGCTCGCGAAGCCGATCCTCGACATGCTCGACTTGCGCGTCGGCCGCTACCCGAAGGACGTGCACCCGACCTGGTACGGCGTGTTCGGCGACACGAACGCACCGGACTCCGACCACTGGTACTACGTGCTGGCCGAGGAAACGAAGCCCGAAGGTTACGCGTTCTTCCGCCAGCCGGGCGGTGTCATACGTGACGGCGATCGCTGGATCGTGAACCCGCTCGCGGAGAACATCGACAACCTGCCGGCCGGCTACTACGAGCGTGGCATGCAGGGCAAAAAGTTCGACTGGATCAAGGTGAACCTCGGCAACGACTACGGCTTCGTCGTCGACGGCAAGCCGGTGCACCCGGACTACGCGGACTCGCTGCATTGCAAGCCATTCGAGCTCGTGAAGTCGCAGCCGCTCTGGATCGGGATGGACTTCGGCCTGACACCTGCCGCGGTGATCGGACAGCGTAAGCCGATGGGTGGCTGGCGCATCCGGTCGGAAGTTGTCGCGACGAGCATGGGCGCGCGCAAGTTCGGGATCGAGCTGAAGCGGCACCTCGCCGAGATCTACCCGGGCTTCGAGGTCGCGGGCATCTACGGCGATCCGGCGGGCGACCAGCGCTCGCAGGCCGATGACGAGGACACCCCGTTCCGAATCCTGCGTGCGGCCGGCTTCGAGGCGAAGCCCGCGCCGACGAACGACACGGCGCTGCGATACGGCGCCGTCGACGAGGCGCTGACGCGGATCATCGACGGCGAGCCGGGCCTGCTCGTGCACCCCGACTGCCGCACGTTGCGCAAGGCACTGTCCGGCGGCTACTGCTTCCGACGCATGGCCGTGAGCGGCGAGCGGTATGCCGACAAGGCGGACAAGAACATGTATTCGCACGTGGCCGAGGCGAGCCAATACCTGTTGGTCGGCGCGGGCGAGCACAAGCACCTGGTGCGCGTGAAGCGTACAGGCGGCGCGCGGCCGGCCCGCGCGACGACGGATTGAAAGACGGACAATTCGCCGTCTGCTTACGCCTAGCCTCTTCGGGAATCTCCGGAGAGGCGCATGAAATTCCTCGGGCTCAGCCCTGACATCCCGGCAGCGGCCCCGCTGCCCGACAACACGCAAGCCACGACCGACACGACGGCGACCGCCGATGACGCGACCGCGAAGCTGCGCAAGCGCCGCGGCACTGCCGCGACGATCCTCGCCGGCGATTCGACGTCGGTCGGTTCCGCGTCCGTCAACGCGCCTGCGGCCAGTGCTGCGGGCAAGCAGCTTCTTGGGCAGTGACATGGCCGAATTGAAGCTGAAATGCGGTCGGGTGGCGCTGGTCGACGATGCTGATGCGGCAACGGTGACCGGCCAATGACGAACGACGACGCGAAGATCCTGCAGGCGCTCAACGCCGACCACGGCCGCATGAAGGAAAAGCGGCAGTCGTACGAGGCCGTGTGGAACGACGTCATCGACTTCCTGATGCCGCGCCTCGACAAGTTCGGCCAGCTCCCGCGCCCGGACAGCGAGAAGGGCCGCGAGCGCTCGCAGAAGATGTTCGACTCGACCGCGCCGCTGGCGCTGCGCAACTTCGTTGCCGCGATGGATTCGATGATCACGCCGGCCACGCAGGAGTGGCATCGCCTGAAGACGGGCGACGAAGCGCTTAACGAGATCGCGTCCGTGAAGGCGTACCTGCAGGCCGTCGTGCGCACGCTGTTCGCCGTTCGCTATCGCTGGCAGGGCGGCTTTGTCACGCAGATGGGCGCGACGTACCAGAGCATCGGCCTGTTCGGGCCCGGCGCGCTGATGATTGAGCACGACGTCGGCAAGGGCATCGTGTATCGCAACGTGCCGATGCAGCGCCTCTGGTTCGCCGAGAACAATGCCGGCCTGATCGACAAGACGCACGTGCAGTGGGAACTGACGCTGCGCCAGGCCGCGCAGCGCTTCGGGCGCGAGAACCTGTCGCCGTCCATGCAGTCGGCGCTCGAGCGCGACCCCGAGAAGTCGGCGATCTTCTACCACGCGGTCGAGCCGCGCACCGACCGCGATCCGCGCAAGCTCGACGGCCGCAACATGCAGTTCGCGTCGTACTGGCTTGACGAGGGCCGCGATCGCATCGTGCAGAACAGCGGCTTTCGCACGTTCCCGTTCGCGATCGGTCGTTTCTACGTCGGCACCGCCGATGTGTACGGCGGCAGCCCCGCCTATGACGCCATGCCGGACATTCGCATGGCGAACGACATGGCGAAGACGAACATCCGCGGTGCGCAGAAGCTGGTCGACCCACCGCTGCTCGCGAGCGAGGATGGCGTGCTCGAAGGCTTCGACCTGCGTTCCGGCTCCCTGAACTGGGGTGGCCTGAACGAGAAGGGCGAGGAAATGGTGAAGCCGCTGCTCACGGGCAAGCAGGCGCAGATCGGCATCGAGTTTGCGCAGGACACGCGGCAGACGATCAACCAATGGTTCTACGTCACGCTGTTCCAGATCCTCGTTGACAGTGGCGACATGACGGCGACCGAGGTGTTGCAGCGCGCGCAGGAGAAAGGCGTACTGCTCGCGCCGACGCTCGGCCGCACGCAGTCGGAGCTGCTCGGCCCGATGATCGCTCGCGAGGTCGACATCCTCGCCGAGGCCGGCCAACTGCCGCAGATGCCGCAGGAACTGATCGACGCGGGCGCCGACGTGGACATCGACTACGACAGCCCGCTCAACAAGGCAATGCGCGCCGGCGCGAGCGCAGCGACGCTGCAGTGGTTGCAGCAGCTCGGCGTTGTTTCGCAGTTCGACCCGGCCGCCGCGAAGGTGCCGAACGGCGCACGCATCGCGCGCCTGCTCGCCGATTCTGGCGGCGTACCGGTAGAAGCCATGAACACCGACGAAGAACTGCAGGCGCAGCAGGCCGCCGAGGCGCAGGCGCAGCAGATGCAGCAAATGCTCGCTGCTGCGCCGGTGGCGGCAGGCGCGATCAAGGATCTCACTGACGCGTCGACGGCGGCGCAAACGGCGAGGGTGTGATGCGCGCACCGATCAGCCGCTTTCTCCGATTCTGGAACCGCCGCGAGCAATACCGGCGGTGCTTCTGCGACGAGCGCGGGAAGCTTACGCCGGCCGGCGAGGCCGTGCTCGCGGATCTCGCGCAGTTCTGCCGCGCCAACCAGTCGACCGTGATCGCGTCGCCCGTGCAACGAACGATCGATCCGCTCGCGACGATGGTCGCCGAAGGCCGGCGCGAGGTGTTCGTGCGCCTAATCCAGATCCTCGGGATGGACGACGAACAGCTCAACTCTCTGAAGGACGAGGCCCCCGAATGAATCTCGTATCGATGAAGCTCACGCCCGACGAGGCGAAGACCGAAGCCAACGAAGGCACGGCAATGGCCGCGCCGGAAGACCAACCCGCATACCCGTGTGGGTTGTCAATCTACCTGGACGACGAGGTGCTGGCAAAGCTCGGCATGACCGCGCTGCCGGACGTCGGCGCGCCGCTGACGCTGATGGCTCGCGTCGAGGTGTGCAGCAAGAGCCAGTACGAGAACCAGAAGGGCACCGACACGAGCCTGTCGCTGCAGATCACCGACATGGCGCTCGCACCTGAAACGCAGTCGCCCGAGCAGCGCGCGGCGAAGTTCTACGCCAACACCTCAGCAACCTGAGCAGGAACAGTTCGTGAACGACCAGGCCAACGAAACCAACACGTCGACACCGCCGCCCGGCGACGCGCCGGCGATTCCGGAAGTCGATGCCGCGCTTCAACAGCGTTTCCGGCTGCGGCGCGACATCGCTCCGAACACACCCACGCAGGAAGACTCCCCGACGACCTGACCAGGATCTAAGCCGATCACGTAACCAACCGATTCAGGAGGTTCCATGTTTTTCCGTATGTTCCGCAAATTCCGACTGCTCGAAGGCGAAACGACCACGACTGGCGAGCCGGCCGGTGGTGCGTCGGCTGCAGCAACCGGTACGACGACCGCTGATCCGGCCGCAGCAACCACCGCGACGCAGACCAATGGTGCGGCGACCACGACTACCGAAGGCACGGACAATTCGCCGCCCACGTGGCTGCAATCTATCGCCGACGCTGACCTGCGCCAGTTCGTCGAAGCCAAGGGCTTCAAGGACGTGGGCGAGGCGGTGAAGGCGATGCGCGAGTTCGAAGCGAAGCATGCGGCGCCGGCGAGTGTCGAGGAATACCAGCTCGGCGACGGCGACTTTGCGAAGACCGCGGCGACGTGGTTCCACGAGGCCGGTATTCCGGCCGAGGCCGCGAAGGCGCTGGCCGCGAAGTGGAACGGTTACGTCGGCGAGCAGAACACGGCGGCCGAGGCCGCACGACTGGCGAAGGGCGAAGCGGAGCTCACGACGCTGAAAAGCGAGTGGGGCACCGACTACGACAAGAACGTCGAGCTCGGCCGCCAGGCGATGCGCAAGTTCGGTGTGTCGGGCGAGGTGATCGACAAGCTCGCGGGCGCAGCCGGCGACGCGGCAACGATCAAGGTGTTTTCGCAGATCGGCGCGTCGCTGAGCGAAGGAACATTGAATCCGGGTGGTGCTGGTGGCAGCGGCGCGGCACTCACCGAAGAACAACGCGCTGCGAAGTTCTACGCCAATTCGTAAGGAGCTTTTATGGTCACTCTTGCCACGAACAACCCGACCCTCGCGGACATTGCGAAGGGCCTCGACCCGGATGGCTCGGTCGCACAGACCGTCGAAATCCTGAACCAGACGAACGAGATCCTCGCAGACGCGACGTTCATCGAGGGCAACCTGCCGACGGGTCATCGTACGTCGATCCGCACGGGCCTGCCTCAGCCGACGTGGCGCAAGCTGTACGGCGGCGTTCAGCCGACGAAGTCGACCAAGGTGCAGGTGACGGACAACTGCGGCATGCTCGAAGACTATGCCGAAGTCGACAAGGCACTGGCCGACCTTAACGGCAACACGATGGCGTTCCGTCTGTCCGAGGACAAGGCGCACATCGAGGGCATCAACCAGGAAGTCGCGCAGACGCTGATCTACGGCAACGAAGGCAGCGCCCCCGCCGAATTCACGGGCCTGTCGGCGCGCTACAACTCGCTCGCGGCGCAGAATGCCGACAACATCATCGACGCGACCGGCACGGGAGCCGACAACACGTCGATCTGGCTGGTCGTGTGGGGCCCGCAGACGGCGCACATGATCTACCCGAAAGGCTCGAAAGCCGGCCTCAACGTGCAGGACAAGGGCCAGGTGACGGTCGAGAACGCCGACGGCGCGGGCGGGCGCATGGAAGCGTACCGCACCCACTACAAGTGGGATGTCGGATTCTCGCTGCGCGACTGGCGCTACGTGGCGCGCGTCTGCAACATCGACGTGTCGGACCTTGGCACGGTCGCGAACACGAAGAATCTGATCACGTGGATGATCGAAGCGTCCGAGCGTATCCCGGCGTTCGGCCTCGGCCGCGCCGCATGGTACGTGAACCGCACGGTTCGCGAAAAGCTGCGTCTCGGCATCATCGAGAAGATCTCGAACAACCTCACGTGGGAAACCGTCGCCGGTCAGCGCGTGATGATGTTCGACGGCATTCCGGTGCGCCGCACGGACGCGATCCTCAACACGGAATCGCGCGTCGTCTAACGCGGCAGGGCGGCGCTACGGCGCCGTCCGATCTCACCGAACCCCATTCGAAAGGACATCGCAATGTACATCGACTCGCTTCTCGAATTCTCGCGTGCGCAGGCGCTGTCGGCGTCGGGCGTATCGACGAACATCATCGATCTCGGCAGCGACCGGGATATCGGTCCCGGCCGCCCGCTGTGGGTCGTCGTGTCCCCTTCCGTTGCGGCTGACAACACGACCGGCGACGAAACGTATTCGATCGCGCTGCAGACCGACGACAACGCCGCGTTCAGCTCGCCGACGACGATCGCCACGGTTGCCCCCGCAGCCGCCGCGCTGACCGCCGGTTCGCGCTTCGTGATCGGCATGCCGTTCGCGAACGAGCGCTACTTGCGCCTGAACTACACCCTCGGCGGCACGACCCCGAGCGTCACGCTCAATGCGTTCCTGACCGATCAGGATCCGTCGTCGTGGCAGGCGTATCCGGACGGCATCGCGTAATCAGCGCGGGCTGATCGATGGGCGGCGATCGCCGCCCGTTCAACGTACACAACGAGGTAAGACATGCCGAAGGTCAAGGCGATTCAAACGGGCTTCTACCGTGGCGCGCGTAAGCGTGTCGGCGAAGTGTTCGAGGTCGAGAAGGGCGAAAAGGCGAAGTGGTTCGTTCCGTCCGACGAGGCGCCGACGGCCCCAAAAGCCCGTGGTCGCGCCGACAGCACGTCGAGCACGGATCCGACGAGTGGTTCCGGCTCGTCCGCCGTGCCGGACGCCGACGATCTGCAGTAACGGACTGACGAATGGCGTCGCAGGTAGGCATCGCGAATCGCGCGCTGACCAAGCTTGGGGCGGCGCGCATCACTTCGCTTGACGAGGACTCGAAGGCGGCGGCAACGCTGAATTCGATGTATGACGATGTGCTTGACGCGTGCCTGCGTGAGCACGTTTGGTCATTCGCGAAGACGCGCGCGCAGCTCGCCGCGTTGGCCGATGCACCGCTGTTCGGGTTTGGCTACCAGTACCGACTGCCGGCCGACTTCATCCGCCTGATCCAGATCGGACAATTCCTTGTCTACCCGAAGACAGACACGCGCGGGCTGTTCAGCATCGAGTCGGGGAACATCCTGACCGATATCGGGGCTCCGCTTTACATCCGATACGCAAAGCGCGTCACGGATCCGAACGGGATGGATGCACTGTTCCGCGAGGTGTTCGCGTGCCGGCTCGCGATCGAGTCGTGCGAGTCGATCACGCAGAGCTCGACCAAGCGACAAGCGGCCTGGGCCGAGCACGATCGCGCAATCGCGCAGGCGATCCGCGTCAACGCGATCGAGCGTCCGTCGCAGCCGATCGGCGACGACACGTGGCTCGAATCGCGTAACGGCGTGCCGTTTCCGGGCGAAACCCCGATCATCCGCCGCTAGGAGGGCGCATGCCGAAGGCAGCACCGCAACAGGTATCGTTTGACGCCGGCGAACTTTCGCCGCTGCTCGGCGCGCGCGTAGATCTGTCAAAGTACCCGAACGGGTGCAAGGTGATGGAGAACTTCATCGCCACGGTGCAGGGCCCGGCGATCCGCCGTGGCGGCAAGCGCTTCGTCGCACCGATCAAGGATTCGACGAAGCAGGCGTGGCTGCTGCCGTTCATCGTGTCGGACGGCATCGCGTACATGCTCGAGTTCGGTGACCATTACATCCGATTCTTCGTCAATCACGGCCAGCTCGTCAGCGGCGGCACGCCGGTCGAGATCGCAACACCGTACGCGCTCGCGGACCTGACGACCGAGGATGGCACGTTTGCGATTCGCGTTGCACAGAGCGCAGACACGATGTACCTGTTTCATGGCTCGTACCCAATGCAGAAGCTCGTGCGCACGAGTGCGACGACGTTCAGCCTGCAGGCAGTCACATTCGTTGGTGGCCCGTTTGCTACGGTGAACATCGACAACGGGGTGACAGTGCAAGCCAGCGGACAGACTGGCAACGTGACGCTGACGGCGAGCGCGGGTGTTTTCCGGCCGTCCGATGTCGGCACGCTGTTCTATCTTGAGCAGGTGGACAACTCCTACGTCAAGCCGTGGGCAGCTCATCAACAAATTTCGGTGGGTGATTTGCGCCGCGTTGAAAATCGAGTCTACCGGTGCACGATGGTAGGGCCGAATGTTCCGGACTTCTTCCAAGTTACGGGTGTTGAAACGCCGACCCACACGCAAGGATCACGCGCCGACGGTGATTTTTTGGATCAAGCCACCGACAGCTACGGCGCGGTGGGCGCAATGTGGGAGTATCAGCACTCCGGCTACGGTACGGTGCTGATCACGGGATTCACCGATGCGCAGCATGTTACCGGTACGGTGACGACGAACGACCCCACTGATCCGTGCATGCTGCCGAATACGGTCGTGTCGTCTGGCACGTACAAATGGGCGCGCTCGCTGTTCAATTCGACTGACGGGTTCCCGCAGATGGGAACGTTTTGGAGCGAGCGCCTGTGCATTATGCGCGACCGCTGGCTCGCACTGTCGGTGTCCGCCGACTTCGAGGTGTTCAAGACGAAGGACGCCGACCAGGCAACCGACGATTCGGCGATCGTGCAGCAGCTCAACGCGCGCCGGCTCAACAAACTGGCGTGGATGGTTGAGTCCGACAGCCTGCTTGTCGGGATGACCGGCGACGAGTGGGTGATCGGAAAATCGAATGGATCGCTCGCGCTGAGCGCGACGAACATGAATGCGCGGCGCCGCACCTCGTACGGGTCGAAGCGCCTGCAGCCGGTTGAAGTCGGCGGCACGATCCTGTTCGTGCAGAAGTCGGGCCGCAAGTTGCGCGACTTCAAATACGACTTTTCGTCCGACAACTACGTGTCGACGGACGTCACGAAGATCGCCGATCACATCACGCGCGGCCGCGCCGGCACGAACAACGGGATCATGTCGCTCTGCTACCAGCAGGAGCCGCACTCCGTCATCTGGGCCGCGCGAGCCGATGGGCAGCTGATCGGCTGCACATACGACGAGGAAGCCGGCCGCAGCGACGTGTACGGCTGGCATCGCCATCCGGACGCCAACGGCTTCGTCGAGTGCGTCGCGTCGATGCCCGCGCCGGATGGCGCGTCCGATGACCTGTGGGTGATTGTGCGGCGCCAGATCAACGGGCAGACCGTGCGTTATGTCGAGTACCTGAACCCTTCGCTACAGGATGACGATGCGCAGTCGTCAGCGTTCTACGTCGACGCGGGGCTCACGTACAGCGGCGCGCCGACGACCGCAGTCGCGGGCCTGTCACACCTCGAAGGGCAAACAGTTGCCGTGTTGACAGATGGCGCCGTGCACCCGTCACGTACGGTCGCCGCCGGTTCGATCGCACTCGAATGGCCGGCCTCGGTCGTGCATATCGGAGTTCCGACGAAATGTCGTATCCAAACCATGCAGCTGAACGCCGGCGCCGCAAACGGGACAGCGCAAGGAAAGACAAAGCGCGTGGCGAACATCGTGACGCGCTTCTCGCGGAGCCTGGGCGGCGCCGTCGGCCCATCGTTCGCCGACAAAGATCTCGAGAAATTGAATTTCCGTAGGCCGTCGAACGCGATGGACAACGCCGTGCCGCTGTTCGACGGTGATATGGAGTCGAACTGGCGCGGCGACTATGAGGGGCAGTCGTGGGTTTGCTACCAGAACGACCAGCCCCTGCCCGTGACGCTGCTTGGGTTCTTCCCGATTCTGGATACGCAAGATGATCGCTGAGCACCTGACGCCCGAGCACATTCTCGCCGTCAACCTGCAGCCTGCGCAGGCCGGCGTCGCTGGCGCGTTGACGCGCGAGTATGCCGAGAAGCTTTGCACGCTGACGCGTGTCGGGTGGGCGATCGTCGACGGCGGCGAGGTGCTCGGGTGCGGCGGCATTGTCGAGATATGGGAGAACCGCGCGCAGGCATGGACGCTGATCTCGTCGGCGCTGCTGCGGCGGTTCCGGCCGGCCCACCGGATGGTGCGCGCTGTGCTCGACGACGCGCCGTGGCGCCGTATCGAAATGGATGTCGACGCGTCGCACGCCGCGGGCATTGCGTGGGCTGAGCACCTCGGCTTCGTGAACGAAGGCGTGCGCCGGAAATACACCGTCGATGGGCGGGACGTGATTCTTTTTGCGAGGGTGAAATAGTGGATCCGGTATCCGCACTGACCATTGGCAGCGCCGCCATTTCGACGGTTGGCGCGATCTCGGGCGGCATGGCGAAGTCGGCGCAGGGGAACCAGCAGGCCGCCGCGCTCGATCGCAACGCGGCATTGTCCGACCAGCAAGCCATGCAGGTCTACGCGCAGAACGTGAACCGCGAAACGGCGCAGCGCGCGCAGGCCGCGCAGCAGCTCGGCGAACAACGTGCAGCGGTGGCCGAATCGGGCTTCAACCCGAACGCAGGTTCGGCGCTCGATACGCAGGTGCAGAGCGTGCGGAACGCTGAGCTCGACGCGTTGCAGACGCGCTATCAGGGGATTCTGCAGGGCCAGTCGCTCGAGGACCAGGCGCAGCAGGATCGATACGCAGCGCGCACGGCCCGCGCGAGCGCGCGCAACAGTTTGGTCGCTGGCGGGATCTCGGCGGCCGCGTCGCTGCTCGGTGGTGTCGCGTCGTATGCGAAAACCGGCGGCAGCTTGTTCTCGAGCAGCACGGGCGGCTCGTTCTCGTCGCTCGGCGGTCTGTCGTCGTTCGGACGCGCCGGCAACATGACGGCGGGGCTGTATTCGGGCGCGAATAAGTACGGCTTCACGGGAGGTCTGTGATGGCCGGAATCCGGATTCCCGTCTACAACTCGCAGGTCACGCCTGCGCTGCAGACGTCCGGCGCACGCACGCCGCTGACCGTTGTCGACGACAGCACGGGGAGTGCGCTGCAACAGGCTGGTGCTGCCGTCGGCCAGGTCGCGGACGTGCTTGCCGCGCAGAAGCGCCAGGACGAGCAAGCCGCTGTCGCGCGCCAGATCGGCAACGATCGGGTGACATGGCTGCAAAACATGCAGACGGCGAAGGACAATGCGGCGCCGGGCGCGCCGGATTTCACGCCGAACCTGATCCGGGGCTTCGACGACTATTCGCAGCAGCAACTGCAGCAAATGCCGGACGGGCCCGCGAAGCGCTTCTACACGATGCAGCTCGGTGACCTGCGCACGTCGCTCGCTGGGCAGGCCGTCACATGGCAGGCCGAGCAGCACCGCGCGTACAACGTCAGCCAGTACCAGCAGGGCAATGATACGGCCGCGCGAGCGATCGCGATGGACCCGAGCCTGTACGGTTCGACGCGCGCCTCGCAACTGGCGCTGATCGACACTGCGCAGCTCGACCCGCAGACGAAGGCGAAGCTCGTCGACAATTTCAAGGACGTTGCGTCGACGGCAGCAGGCATGCGCATGGTGTCTGCTGATCCGGCCGCCGCGCTCAGCGTGATGACGCAGAAGCCCGATCAGCCGCTGCCGGCCGGTTTCGAGTGGGTCGGCGATCTACCGCCGAACAAACTTGTCACGTTGCAGGGGCACGCGCGCACGCTCGTCGCGCAGCAGCAGAACGCGGCCGACCGCGAGGTGCTGCAGCGCGAGAACGACGCCGCGACGGCGCACAACCAGGCGCTCGACCTCGTGAATGCTGGCAAGCAGCTCAGCCCGGAATACACGACGCAACTGCTGGCGACGACGGCCGGCACGGCGGTGGCCGAGCAGACGCGCCAGCTGATCAACGTCGCGGGCCAGCGCGCGGGATTCGCGAGCGCGTCGCTGCCGCAGCAGGCGGCGACGCTGCAGCGCTACCAAACTGAAGCCTCGACGCGCGGCACCGACCCGGACACGGCCGCCGCGGTGAAGCAACTCGAGCAGATCCACACGGCGAGCGTTGCTGCATACAAGGCCGACCCGTGGAATGCGGCGCTCGACCGCGGCGTGCTGCAGGGCGTGCCGCAGGTCGACACGTCGAGCGTGCCGGGCCTCGTCGCGTCGCTCGCCGGGCGCGCGCAGGCCGCAGGAGCGGTCGAGGCGGCCGCCGGCCGGCGCGTTTCGCTGATGACGCCCGCCGAGGCGCAGACCGTCCTCACCGCCGTCGATGCACTGCCGATCGACACGAAGGCGCAGGCGCTGAACCAGATCGGTCAGGCGTACGGCAATGCCGCGCGCATCGCCGATCTCGCCGCGCAGTGGAAGGAAAAGAGCCCGGCGATGGCGCTCGCGCTGAAAGCCGGCGCGGCGGATGCCGGCGGCAAACCGCTGCTGACGACAAGCGGCGCGCCGCTCAGCACGTTCATCCTGACGGGCGCGCAGGCGTTGAAGGACAAGACGGTCAAGATCGACGACGTGGCCGGCACGGGCATGCGCGCCACGATCGCGAACGCGATCGGTGACTCCCTGCCGCCCGAGCAGGCCGACGATGCGAAGGAGGCCGCGTACTTCATCGCGGCCGGCAGCGCGGCGCGCGGCGGACGCACGCAACCGAGCAGTACCGACGTGCAGAACGCGATCAGCGGCGCGACGGGCGGGATCTCGACGACCGGCGGTCAGCAGATCAACGGCAAGCCGAATATCGTCGCGATGCCGTACGGTTGGCGGGAGGAAGATTTCCAGAGCGCCGTGAAATCGGTGACGGCCGCGAACATCGAAAACCCGGGCGTCGACAGCGTGCTCGCGAACGGGCACGAGATTCCGGTCGCTGACTTCGTGAAGCAGTTCGCGAGCTACCGCCTGGTGCGCGTCGGCGTGCGCGGCACATACGCGGTGTCGACCGGGGCGAAGTTCGTCACGGACAAGACGGGGGCGCCGGTCACGGTACACCTGACGTTCCCGACGAAGAACGCACAGACCGGCGCGGCGCCTGGCGGACAATCTCCGACCATGCCGTTCCCGGGAGGTATGTAATGCCGGTCGATTCGCTGTACGCCGACCAGACCGCCAGTTTTCTGCGCGGGCAAAACCAGATCGATGTGCCGGAGCCCCCCACGTACCTGTCGACGTCGATCACATCGATCGCGCGCGCGGTGGGGCGCGGGCTCGGGCAGGGCGGCACGGCGTTGTTCGGCGCGGCGTCGGATCTGGCCGCCGGCCTAAGCCAGATCTACGTCGACCCCGACACGCTTACGCTGAACCCGCAGGCGCAGGCCGACGCCGACAAGCAGGTCAACGCCGCGATCGCCAAGCAGCGCGCCGGGCACCTGTTCGAATCGCCGCTCGGCACACGCGCATACGACCTGTCCGACACGTTCAAGCCAGACCCGACGCGCGCAACCGCGATCGACCAGACCGTACAGGGCGTCGTGTCGGGCCTGACGCAGATCGTGCCCGCCGCGGTGCTCGGCGGCCCGCTGGCCGGCGCGGCCGTCGGCGGTACGTCGATCGGCATGTCGCGCGCGGAAGACTTGAAGCGGCAAGGCGTTGACGTCGGCACGCGGACGGCAGTCGGCGCCGTCGAGGGCGCGATCACTGCGGCGGGCGCGGTGTTGCCTGTCGCGGGCACCACGATCGCGCGTACGGCGGGGCTCGTTGCGGCAGGGGGGCCGGGTGCGGCGATTCTGCAGGCGACGATCGAGAAGGCGATTCTGCGCAACGCGGATTACGACCACCTCGCCGACCAGATCAACCCGCTCGACCCGATCAATCTGGCAGCCGCGACGCTGATGGCCGGCACGTTCGCCGGCGTGCACACCGCGGTGTCGGCGCGCGCCGCGCGACAGACGGCCGCTGCTGCAACGGTGCCGCTCGAAACCCTGTCGATCGACGTGCGCAAAGCGCTGCCGTACAACTCGCCGCAGCTTGACGCGTACGCGGCCCAGGCTGCGCAGCGCGAGGGTGTGCCGCCTGCGCTTCTCGACTTCATCAAGAATCACGGCGAGCGCTCGAACAGCAATCAGGTGTCGTCGGCTGGCGCGAAGGGCGTCATGCAGTTCACGAAAGATACGTGGGCGGCATACGGGAAAGGCGATCCGCAAGACCCGGTGAACTCGATCGATGCCGCGGCACGATACGCTAAGGATCTGCTGCAGCGTTATGACGGCGACATGCGCGCGGCTGTGACGGAGTACAACGGCGGTGTCGAGCAGGCGCGCGCCGTGCAGGCTGGTGGCTCGCCGACGGCGAAAGAAACGATCGGCTACCTGAAACGATTCGACGAGTATGTCGCGACACGCGGCATCGATTCCGCCGCGTTCCGCGTGACGCCCGAGCAGGTCGACGCCGCACTGATGGCACGCGGGCAGGGGATCGTCGACGACGCGTACGTATTCGGGCGGCCAGACGACGTCGCCGCGATGGCCGCGCATCAGGACGCGTTCGAACTGGCCGCCCGCCAGATGGATGCCGGCCAGTTCCCGGACGTCGCGCGGTTCGTGACCGGCGATGATTCGGCGCGCGCGACCGCGCTCGACTCGTTGATCGCGGAAGCCGAGGCGCAGCGCACTGACGTCGCGCAGCAGGCGTCCGGCCTCGCCGATCAGGGCGCCGTATCGCAGATGCGCGCCGAGCTCGACCAACTCACGGCCGCGCGGCCGGACGATTCCGCCGCTGGTGTGAAGGAGCTAACGCGCCAGCTGCAGGACCAAGGCATGAAGTACAAGGCCGCGGCCGCGAAAGCGCAGAAGCAGATCGACGCAGCAGTCGCCGACCATGAGGCGCAGGTCAGCCGCCTGCGCGGCGCGATCGAGGAAAACGCCCGCGCGCAGCAGGCTCACGGGCAGCTCGGCGCGCTCGATGCGCAGCTGGCCGACCTGCGCGCGACGCGCGCCGGGATCGATGCGCCGGCCACGCGCCGCACGCCGCTGTCGCGCTTCGTCGAGGATGTCGTGCGCGCGCAGACGCGGCGCGAACCGGTGACGTACCGCGAGCCGCAGGAACCGGTTTTGCAGGCCGCCGATACGCTTCCTGCCGGTGTTGCGCCGCGCACGGCCGGCGGTGAAACGCTTTCCGGCGGCGCGGCGCCGAGTGCACGCGCGATCGACGCGAACCTGCGTGACGCGGCCGCGCTGCGGCCGGACATGCAGGTCACGATCGACACGCCGGCCGGCGAGCGCACGGGCACCGTTGCTGAACTGCTGCAGCAGATCGACGACGAGCACACCATGAACACGCAGGACGCCGGACTGTTCGAAGTCGCGGCGAACTGCTTCATCAGCCTGGGGGGCTAAATGCACCAGAAGTGCGTCAACGCGGTCGAGGCGGCCGCCGGCCGGAAACTCACGCAGGCCGAGATCGACGGAATCGAGAATCGCGTGCGCGCGGGCATGCGCGCGGTATCGCGACAGGATTCGGCCGCATGGTCGGGCATGTCGCAGGCCGATCGCGTCGCGGCGGGCGCCGAGTGGGCGCGCCAGCAACTGGTGCACGAGGCCGATCTCGACCGCGCCCGCAAGCAATTGCAGATCGCCAAGCAGATCGAGACGACCGACCGGATTCAGGAAGCGCTGTATGCTGATCCCGAAAACGCTCACCGAAAGGGCGCGCGCGAGAAGATCGTCAAGCACGACATTGAGCAGACGTACGTGCTGGCCGGCGCGATCAAGTCGGATTACATGCGGCAGACGATGGGCGCGATCGACGCGATGAAGGTCGGGCAGAACTTCCTCGCGCGCGCGTTCGACGTGGACAACCCGGCGATGGAACGCGACATCATCCGCGAGGTGTACCGTGGCGCGGACGGCTCGACGGGCAACGCGGTGGCCAAGGCGGCGGCCGAGCAGATCGGCAAGACCACGGGCGCGATGCGCGAACGCTTCAACCGCGCCGGCGGCAACGTCGGCGAGCTCGATTACGGCTACGTGCCGATCCGCCACGCGCAAAGCAAGGTGCTCGGCAACGGATCGGACGCGCAGCGGCACGCATGGGCGGATGCCGTCATGCCGTTGCTCGACCGCTCGCAATATCTCGACGACGCGGGGAATCCGCTGAGCGATGTTGAGCTACGCAAGGTGCTGGTCGGCGAGGACCGCCAGGCATGGGAGCGCGCGAACGCAGCCGCGCGCGGCAATATCGCGCCGCGCAAGCAGGGCGTGTGGGATACGATCGCATACGGCGGCGTCAACAAGATCGTGCCGGGCGAGACGGCCGGCAACGCCGCGCGCGCGAACGCCGGTTCGGCACACCGCGTGCTGCACTTCCGCGATGCCGACGCGCACATGCAGTACAACCGCCAGTTCGGTGAGGGCTCGCTGTTGAACGCGCTGGTCGATCACGTGGGCGGCATGGCGAAGAACATCGCGCTCGTCGAGCGCTACGGCCCGAACCCGACGCGCAACATGAAAACACAGATGCAGCTGACGGCCGTGCACGACGGCACGGAAATGCGCACGCTCGAGGGCGGCATGACGTCTGTCGGCGCGTACTGGAACTACGTCACCGGCGCCACGAACACGCCCGTCAATCCCGCGCTCGCACGGAAGATGGAGACGCTGCGAACGACGGTCAGCGCCGTGAAGCTGCAGGGCACGATCCTCGCCGCGCTCGGCGACGTCGGTACGATGTTCGTGACGGCCGGCTACAACAAGGTGCCGTTCTTCAAGACGCTCGGCACGGCCGCGCGGCTGATGGCGCCGGGCTCGAAGGACTTCCGGTCGTGGCTGTCGTCGCAGGGGCTGATCGCCGAATCGCTCGAGCACGGGCTGAACCGGTGGGGCACCGACAACCTCGCGACGACGTGGGCCCGCAACCTGTCCGCCGCGACGATGAAGTTCGGCGGCGTTACCGGCTGGACGGACGCGTTGCGCACGGCGTTCCAGTCGCACATGATGCGCGGGCTCGCCGGCATCGGCCGCACCGACTGGAACAGCCTGACCGAATGGGATCGCCGCGCGCTCACGCGTGCCGGGCTGACGGCTGACGATTGGGTGATCGTGAACAAGGCGACGCCTGGCAAGTATGGCGACGCCGAATACCTGACGCCTGACGCGCTGTACGCGACTGGTGACGCGCGCGCGGCCGACGTCGTGCCGAAACTGCTCGGCATGATCCGCGAGGAAGGGGAGTTCGCCGTGCTGAACCCGGATTTGCGCACGAAGGTGATCGCGTCGGCCACGCCGGGCACCGTCACGGGCGAACTGAAAAAGTCGTTCATGCAGTTCAAGTCGTTCCCGATGGCGATGATCTCGCGACATTGGGGGCGCATCAGCGACATGCGGCGCTCGGGCGACTTTCGCGTCGACGGCGCGCCGGCGCTCGCGAACCCGATGGCCTACGCCGCGGCGCTCGTGGTCAGCACGACGCTGATCGGCGCGATCTCGACGCAAGCGAAGAACCTGCTCGCCGGCAAGGATCCGGAACCGATGTTCGATGATGTGAAGCACGCAGGTGGATTCTGGACGCGGGCGTTCTCGGTCGGCGGCGGCGCGGGCTTCGCCGGCGACATGCTGGTTGCGGCGTTCCAGTCAGCCGATTACGGCTCGCTGCTCGGCAGCGCCGTCGGCGGCCCGCTGCTGTCGACGATGTTCCAGCCCCTGCGCGCGATCTCGTCGAATGTGCAGGATGCGGCGCAGGGCAAGGATACGCACGTCGGCGCCGACCTGCTCAAGATCGCGCAATCGAACACGCCGCTCGTGAATCTCTGGTTCTGGAAGACGGTATGGAACCGCCTGATCTGGGACAACATCGCCGAGAACCTGTCGCCAGGCGTCACGCAGCGGAACATGAACCGGTCGCGCACACAGTATCACAACGAATATTACTGGTCGCCTGGTACGGGCGAGCCGCAGCGCGCACCGAACCTCGCGGCCGCGCTCGGTTAGTTCGAGCCGATCGACTCGCGGTATCGATTCAGGGCTTTGATGTATGCGCCGCACCCGCCGATGTTGCCAGCGTACTGATAGCCCTGAATAAAGCCGCCGGGCCCGATCGCGAGATCGATGTCGCAGTTGAAATTCATCGGTACGTATTGCGTCGACGTCGATGTGCCGGCGTAACTGAACGGTGTCGTGCCGACCGTGCCGAATCCGCTATTCTGGCCGTACGACGTAAGCGGCATCAGGCCGGTTTGGTGGCGGCCCCAATGCACGATCTTCATGCCGGCGGCTTCGCGCTCGCCGGCGGGGTACCCGAGCACCTGAACAGCGGTCGATACCGGTTGATTGCGCAAGGCATCAAGACCTTTCTCCATCTGGCCGAAAGAAACGCAACCAACAAGCGCGCACGAGCTCGCTACCATCGCGATGATCTTCTTCATTTTGTCCCCCGTTTCATGTTGCCGCCGATCCTAGCATAGACGGAAAGACGGACAATTCGCCGCAAAGTTAATATCAGCATGGCGCAGTCTCCTACAGGGCTGCGCCATGACTGTTGCTTCGGACGTTCAGGACGTCACTTACACTACCGACGGGGCGACCGTCGTATTCCCGATTCCGTTCTATTTCCTGCGCGATGCTGACGTGCGCGCGGATCGAATTGATGCATCCGGCGTTGCGCTGCCCCTCGTGCTCGGCACAGACTTTTCTCTTGCCGGTTCGGGTAATCCGGCCGGCGGTACGCTGACGACGTTCAACACGATCGCAACGGGCTACACCCTGCACATCTATCGGGATGTGCCCGCGACGCAGGAAACGCAGTACCAGCAAAACGATCCGTTCCCCTCAAAGACAACCGAGCGCGCGCTCGACAAGCTGACCATGCTGGTTCAGCGGGCATTCGGGCTGATTGCGACCGGTGTGCGTTATCCGTTCTCGGAATTCGGCATGAACGCCGTTCTGCCCGCAGCTGCGGCACGCGCGCGCAAAGCGCTCGTGTTCAAGCCGTCGGGCGAGGTTGGTGTTTCGTCGCAGGATTGGAAAGAGCCGCAGACAATCCTCGACGAAGCGAAGGCCACGGCCGAGCAGATAGCGGCGGCGATTGCACCTGGCGCCGGTACGGGACTCTTCTTGCAGGATGGTGCGGGCGCCGCGCCGCGCACCTTTCAGGACAAACAACGCGAGACGGTGAGCGCGGCCGATTATTTCCATATCGGCGATCTCGACTTCACGAACGCGATTCAGCGGGCCATTGATTATCTCGCCAGCAAAACGGGCGGGGTGGTGTTGCTGCCGCGGGGCTCGGTTTCGATTTCGCAGACGATCGTCATCAGCTCACCCCATATTCTCTTGCAAGGCGCTGGTGGGGCGTTCGACGGCAATCAACCTTTTCAGGACACGTGGGCCAACATCGTCGCGAATGCCGGCACACGTCTGGTATGGAACGGTGCGCCGCCATCATTCATGTTCCTGCACAGCCCGCCTGACGTCCTCGCGCCGGTGAGCGCGCCACTTCAAGGTGGTGGCTTTGACGGCATCATGTTCGACTGCAACAACATTGCTCAATACGGCGTCAAGATTCTGTCGACGCGCGGAGCGCGATACACGAACAGTTCGGTTGTGCGCCATACGGTTCGCGGCATGGTTTTGGGCGTCACAGTGAACGATCTCTACAACGGCGGGTCGGGCACGAACACGTCGCTTTCGCTGTGTGAGTTCGAGAACATCGTCGTGTCGACCGCCATGCTCGCCGGCAACACGGCGAAATCGGTTTTGATGTATGGCAACGGGCTGAAGGGCGGTGTGAACCAGTGCGTGTTCAAGAGCTGCCAATGGTTCAACGCCGACTACACGAGCCGCCATATCGACATCGAGAATACGGACGACAACACGTTCATCCACTGTCGCTGGAACGGCAAGCTCGCGCTGCATGCGTCGGATACCGGTACGAACCCTGTATCAAATGCGTTTCCGGGCTCGCTAGCGCAAAACCACTTCTTCCATGCGTGCATCGGCATCACGGAAGTGCTCACGACCATCAACCCGATCAGCCTCACGAACCTGCCGAGCTTCGGCCACATCGCGACGTCGCGCTCGGGAAACCTTCCGGGCTTCACGGTTCTGCAGCAGGTCGTCGTCGGCGCGGGCGCGGACATGACCGTGATCGGCGACACGCTCGATTTCGCAAACCGCCTGGGCGCAATGACGTGGGGCGCGCAGCCTGCGATCACGAATTGCTATCTCAGCGCGGCGCAGGCCATCGCGAACGCGAGCACAACGAAGCTGACCTGGGCCGGCTCGCAATACGATCGTCTGCAAGGTTGGCACTCTGCCTCGCCGACCGACATCGTCGTGCCGAACAACGTCAAGTGGATGTCGGCAACCCTCCTGACGTCATGGGCGGCGAACTCGACGGGTGAGCGCTACGCAGGGATTTTTCTTGCTGGCGGCCCGGTCGGGCAAGACCGGCGGCTGGCGAGCGGAAACGCCGAGCAGACGGTGACGACTGGTGTGGTTCCGGTGACGCCCGGGCAAGTCGTCGACGCTCGCGTCAGCCAAACGTCGGGCGACAGTTTGAACGTCGCGAACATCGTGCGGCTCACCGTGGAATGGCACTGATGCCGCAGAACCATAAACCGAGGGGGTACTGAAACATGGCAGAACCGGCAACGAGTGCTATCGCCGCAGCCGGCGCGCTGCTCGTGAAGGTCGTGCCCGGCGCCGTCGGTTCGCTGATCGCGCTGCGCTTCATCGGCGACGGCCTGACCGGCCGGCAGAAAGCGGTGTCGTTTCTGTCCGGCGCGGCGATCGCGTATTACGGTGGCCCGGCTGCCGTCTCGTGGTTCGCGATTACTGACAGCGGTGCGCAGCAGGCGATCGGTTTTCTAGTCGGGCTGTTCGGCCTGGCCGTCACGAAAGAGCTGTTCAAAGAAATCAACAACGCAGACTTCATCGGGGCCTTGAAACGACGCTTTTTCGGAGGTTCGTGATGGTCACGATTTTCGTTTTCGCAAACCTCATCATCCTCGCGTTCTGCATCTGGATCGCCGTCACGGACGCTATCGCGACTGGCTGGTGGGGCACGGTCGGATTCTCGATCATCGGCCTCGCGGCCGCCGTCAACGTCTTGAAGCCGATCCGCATGCTGTCGGTGATCGACCTGCCCGAGACGCTGATGATGGTCGGCATGGCGATCGTGTGCCTGTGGGTGATGGGGCGTAAGGCTTACTGGTGGACAAAGGAGCACAAGCACAATGGCGCGCATTGACGTAGCAACGGCGGGCGGCCGAAACCGTGTCGCCTTCCTCGACATGATTGCTGCGAGCGAGATCGGCGCGGCACTGCTCGCGAAGTCGGACGACGGGTACGACGTGCTCGTCGGCGCAACGCCGGCGCGGCCGCTGCTGTTCTCCAGCTACGCCGCACACCCGAACGTGCTCAACCGACAGATTCCGGTTCCGTCGACGGCCGCCGGTCGCTACCAGATCCTGTTTCGGTGGTGGCGCATCTACCAGGCACAGATGAAGCTGCCTGACTTCGGCCCGGTATCGCAGGATCGCTACGCGCTGCAGCAGCTGCGCGAGCACGGCGCGCTTCCGCTGATCGACGCAGGCCGGTTCCGCGAAGCCGTCGCTAAGGTCTCGAACGTGTGGGCGAGCTTGCCGGGCGCCGGCTACGGCCAGCACGAGAACGACATCGAACGCCTGATCGCCGCGTATCAGGCAGCCGGCGGGGAGGTCGCAGCGTGACGATCCTCGACCCCCGTCTCTGGCTGGCCTTCGTTGTCACGCTCGCAATCACGGCAGGTACTTGCTACTTCGCCGGTCATAAAGACGGCGTGCGCACGACGACCGCCGCAGCGCAGAAGGCGCAGCTCGCCGCCGTCGACGCGGCCCGTGCCGAAGAACAACGCCGCACCGCGGCCCAATCGGAGATCGCAAACGATGCGAACCAACAACGCACGGCCGCGCTCGCGGATGCTTTTGCTGCTCGTGCTGCCGCTGGCAGCCTGCAGCAGCGCGTCGACCAGCTCGTCGCAGCCGGCCACCATCCCGCCGCTGCCGCCGGAAGCCCGGCAACCGGCGACGCCCTCGATCTGCTTGCCGACGTGCTCGGCCGCGCTGACCAGCGCGCGGGCGACCTGGCAGAGTACGCTGACCGGGCCCACATCGCCGGCCAGCAGTGTGAGCGCGACTACGACGCGCTGACGGCGACTTCGCGCTAAGACGTGAAAAAGCCGCCCGAAGGCGGCTTCATAGTCAGCTCTGGTTGCTTACCCACGCTGCAGCGGAGGTGGCTCCCAACCCATTGCCTTACTGGCGTGCTCACCTTCGCACCACGCAACAGGATCTGTAATCCCCATGCGGACACTCAACGTCCAAAGGTTCGATCTCATTGCCGAGTAGGACGGTAGGCCAGCTTTCACAAGGTGCTGATCGGCGGTGGCGATGGCTTCGTTCTGCAGCGCTTCGATGCTCGGTGTGGACACTGTATTCCCCGGAAAATCTCGACTCTCATTTCTGGTCTATAGCCGATCCCGTAACCTTTCAGGAGCGACTTACTAGGCACTTCCCATGTGCTTACGGAATTATACTACCGTCCGCGCACGCGCCGACAAACTCGGCCCACTTCTCGAGCGCGGCGCGGCGCTCGGGGATCTCCTGCCGTACGTCGTAGATTCCCTCCATCCCCCGCAGCTTGTGGTTCAGCGCGATCTCGGTGATCTCTTTCGGGATGCCCATGTTCATCATGTGCCCCTTGGCCGTGCTGCGCGTGTCGTGTGGGGTGAAGCGCCGAGCCTCGAGATCACCACGCAGGAACGCCCGGTCGATGGCCGCCCACAGCGTCGTGTTGCCGACGTGCGTGTCGCCCAGACGGTTGATGCGCCGCTGGCCACGGGCCGGCAGCAGCCACGGAGAATCGCCGGACAGCGCGAGCAGTTCCTCGATCCACGTAGCAACGAGCGGCACGAGCGGCACGAGGAATCCGTTTCGCGTCTTGACCGTCTCGTCGGCGACGAACCACGTGCCGCGCTGCAGGTCGATGAATTCCTTTCGCGCCTTGACGAGCTCGTTCGTGCGCACGCACGTCGCGAGCAGGATGCGCAGCATCAGCCCGTTCTCGCGGCCGATCGTGTCGTCGATACCCGGCAGGATCTTCGCCAGCTCGTCGACGGCCAGCATCACGCGCGGCTTGACCTTCGGACGCGCACCCATGATCGCCGTCAGCTTGACGCCGGCGCACGGGTTCGCGGCGGTGATCTTGCGGCCGCACGCGTGGTCGAACACTTGCGTCATGGTGGTGAGGATCCGCTTCGACATCGTCCAGCCGCGGCCGGCGTCCTCGACTGCCTGCACGATGTCGGCCGGCGTCACGCGGCGCACTTCCAGCGAACCGAGCTTCGGGCCGACGACGTTGTCGAGATCCCACGCGCGGTAGTAGATCGTGCTGGCGGATAGCGGTTTCTCGATGTCCTGCGCGAACCGCTTCGTCCGGAAGTCGGCAACCAGGTCATTGACCGTCCACGCGGCGGCCGACGCCGCGCGCTCGGTCTTCTTCGCGGCGGCCGGGTCGGCGCCGTTGTCGATCGCGACGCGGTGCGCGCGGGCCGCCTTGCGTGCGGCTGCCAGTGACAGGTCGGGGTAGTTGCCGAGCGTCAGCTCGCGGCGGCGGCCGCCGGCCAGCCGGTAACGGAGAATCCACGCGGCCGTACCGCCGGCGGAAAGGGTGAAGGTGAGCCCGTTGCCGTCAGACTTTGCGACAGGTTCGCCGGCTGCGATCCAGCGCCGCAGTTGCATGTCGTCGAGCACATTCGTTTGCCTGGCCAT